GGGTGCAGGGCTTACAACGCTCCAGAAACTCTTTGATCAGCTTGATCTATCACAGAAGTTATTGGGTAAGCTTATGGTCCAGGTTATCCAGAATAACTTTGTGCCAGGCAAGATTAAGCGTATCTTGTCCAAGGAGCCGACTAAGCAGTTCTATGATAAGACGTTTGGTCGTTATGACTGTGCAATAGAAGAAGGGTTCAATACAACTACCCAAAAGCAAATGCAGTTTGCACAGATGCTTCAGCTTAGAGAAGCTGGTGTTCCTATACCGCCTTCAGCTCTATTACAGGCGTCTACGCTCCAGAATAAGAATGATCTAGTTAAGATGATTGAGCAACAAGAGCAAGCGCAGCAACAGATGCAGCAACAACAGATGCAGCAACAGATGCAGCTTCAGCAAGCAGAGGTTAACTTGGCCAATGCAACTGCTTCAGCTAATGAATCTCTTGGTATTGAGCGCGTTAGTAGGGTTAATGAGAACTTCCAGTTGGCTATTGAAAGACAGGCTGAGGCTAAGAAAGATGAGACTGAGGCTATCTTGAATATCATGAAGTCGCTTAAAGAGCTTGAGCAGATTGATATTTCTTCACTTGGTAAGCTAGTAGAATTATCTCGTTTGGCTAAAGAAACTGAGTTGATGGGGAAACCTCAAGAGGTTCAGCAGTTGCCTATTAATGAGCCGTCGTTGAGCCCTGTTGAGCCGCAGCAAGCGCCTAATCTTCCTGAGATGCCACCACAGGGAATGGCGCCACAGCAGGCACCGCCGCAAGAATCACCACAGATGCCACCACAGATGCCAGGTATGTAAATAGAAACTCTTTGATATAGTTTTGTTCGGTGGTAGCATACCCCTAACTATCAATCCAGCAACTTGTTGGTAAGTAGATAGGAGTATTATATTACTCTGCTCGCTGTGAGCAGTTTCTACACGGAGAAAAAGATGGCAAAGAATAAAAAACGTTTCTATGAGAAGCGTGATATGTATGCTGGTTATAAGGCTACAAATGAGCAGAATTCTGCTGATGGTTCTATGATGATGGAATCCAATCTTGGTATGGCTAACTTGCCACAACAGGTTATCATAAAGGCTTATCCAAACCCTTATGAGTATCCTGATAACCGATTGATGACCAACTCTGATAACATGATGGGCATTGATGCTCAAATTGGTGGTGATCTTTCTGGTGCTAAGAAGCATCGTTCTCAGACCAAGTATTAATGTATATGCCCTCAGCTACCATATAGCATGCTGAGGGCTCTTCCCTAAAGATATGCGGAGATGCACTATGCCAGCAGCACCAAGGATGAATAAGAAGCTTGAGAAGATTGCCTTTAAGATATTGGGTAAGCCTGATAACTATGAAGATCAAGAGACTGCACATCAAGCTGAAATCAGAAGAAAGCTCGATTACCAAGACACCTATATTGCGAGATAGTTATGGCAAACAAAAAGAAATCGCCTAAGGCTGCTAAGGTCGCTATTGCAAAGGGCGTTAAGGTTTCAAAGAAGACTGAAAAGAAGATGGAGCGTAAGCCAGGTGGTAGCAACGTTGGGGAGTATGGTTCGGTAAATGCATCTAGCTTTGCGGGCCCATCAGGTGGTGCACCAGCAGGTAGCTACCCAATCAATACCCTTAAGCGGGCTAAGTCTGCTTTAAAGTTAGCACACAATGCACCTAATCCAGCAGGTATACGAGCTAAGGTTCTTAAGAAGTACCCTTCACTTAGAAAGAAAAGTAAATGAAGAAAGATATGAAAAAGAAAGTTGTTAAGCATCTCAAGGATGATATGAAGATGTTTGCTCACGAGAAGGCTGAAGATAAAAAGCTTGTAAAGAAGCTTAAAAAGGCTGATCGTGTTAAGAAAGAAGAAGAGATTATCGCTGATGATATGGAGCGTTATGCCAAGGGCAAGATGCATAGTGGTTCAAAGAAGGGCCCTATTGTGAAAAACCCTAAGCAGGCAATTGCTATATCCTTGAGCGTTGCTAAGAAGAAAGCTCCTAAGGCTAAGAAGCGTAAATAAAATTACTGTTTTCTTCTCTCTAACGGTCCTCCGCCGTCACTTCTGATCTACGGGTAACTTTGAAGTTGCCCGTTTATTTTTAATATGTTATATATACTGTGTTCCTAGAGAAGTATGAGTGAGTATAAGTCATCCCCTTATTTTAACAGCTCACTCCATTCCCTATAAGCTTGGAGAGTAGATGGAAGCAGAAGCAAAGATTCCAAAGAAGAAGGTAGGAGCTGCTTCAGTTGAGCTTGCGGCAAAGGCCCCCGATTCAACTGATCCTATTGAGATGCAGCGTGAAATGACCAAAGAGTATTGTGAGAATGTTATCCAGTGCGCTATGCATGGTATAAAGTATTACAAGAATCCTTTTTATGTAGTAGTTATTACCAAGCGTGAGAAGCTTATGCATAATGTCTTACGGTCGTACTATTTCCATAGATCTACATGCCCTACGCCTGACTATGATCAAGCTGTCTTTAGGTTTGATCCAACTGATCAGGCTTTTAGTGAAGTATGGGTAATTCCCGACAAGCAGACATGTGAGATATTATATCAAAATGCTCTTGAGGTTATCCCTGAGGAGCGTCAATTACTTAACTATGTGCTTGATTTTGCATCGGGTGCATTGTTCCAGAAAGCATTAACTTTAAATGGTGAAGTAAAAGTAGCAATTAGTTAGTCCACTCGTTGGATATTAAGGGAGAAAAAGATGTCAGGTGATTTTTCTGATAACGATCAACAAGTAACACATTACGATCCAGTTGCCGAGCAGCAAGCAGCACCAGAGCAATCAGCTCCAAGCCAGCAACAATCAGCTCCAGAAGATAAGAACTGGAAGCGTATGCGCGAAGAGAATGATCGTTATAAGCGTGAAGCAGAAGAGCTTAAGCGCCAGCTTGAATCTAAGCGTGGTGATGATGAGCTTGTAGAGTATAAGCAGTTGCGTGAGATGCAACATCGTATGGAGCAACAGACATTAGACTTACGCCTTAAGGCAAAGTTTCCTGACTTTGATGAGGTGGTTAATAGTAAAGCCCTTCAGAAGTTAGCTGCTGAAGATCCTGAGTTGGCTTATACGCTTGATAATACACCAGATATGTATGCGAAAGCGGTATCGGCTTATAAGATGATCAAAGGGTCAGCTCCAGTCGCTCCTATATCTGAAGATGAAGAGAGCTTTGAAGAGAATATGTATAAGCCTAGAAGCTCCAACAGCCTGAATCAAAAGGGCGATGGTCCTTTATCCAAGGCTAATGCGTTTCAGCGTGGCTTATCTAAAGATCAAAAGTCACAGCTTTGGGCAGAGATGCAAGAGGCTATAAAGAATAGATAAGAGTTCATTACTACTCTCCTTTTCCCCGCTTGTAGTATAATGCTATGAGCGGGGTTTAAATTGGCCCTGTAGACGTTGGGTAATGTCACCGCCCTTTCACGGCGGGAATGTTGGTTCGAGTCCAACCAGGGCTACCAACTAATACTTGCAATTACTCTGTGTTCCGTTTTATACTTGTGGCGTCCGTATAGAGCTATGCTCTTTGAGCTTCGACAACTCATTTTTTCTAGGCCGTATCGAGACTCGCCATCTCAGGACTGTACACAAAGCCTCGTCCGACTTTAAGCGTAATCAACATTACTAACTTAAAGGATAAAATATGCCTGGTAACACAACTACCACGTCCATATTGAGTGCTCCAGTACAACAAAGCTTTAGTTACAAGCTCTTGGCTGTACCTACACCCAATATGATCCACAAAATTCCTGCGATGCTTAAGAGAATGCCATCTAAAGGTGGTCGTATCTTACGTATGCGTAGATATAATCCATTGCCTACATCGCTCGTTCCTTTGGGAAACAGTGGTATTATGCCGCCTGCTACTGAATTAACTGCGGTCGATATAGATGCTCGCATGGATTTTTACGGCCAGTTCATTAGAATCAACGAACAAGTAACGCTACAAAATCAAGACCCTGTCTTGAATGAAGCTGCTCAAAGATTGGGCGTTGCTCTTCGTCAAACTGAAGATGAATTGACTCGTAATATGCTTGCAAGTACAGCATCGTTTATTGATTGTACTGCTGGTGTGAATGGTGATAGCCCGACTGAAATCACTCGACCTGATATCAACAAGGTTGTACGTACATTGCTTGATAACAATGCGTACACTGTGTTAGATCACATCGAAGGTGAAGACAAGTTTGGTACAGCGCCTAAAATGAATGGGCGCTTTAAATCTCTTTTGATTGACTTGGAAGCCGAAGTGGTTTTTTGTTAAAGGGTTTGATTTAATGAATTGTTTTATGTGTGATTTGTTTTTTGATGAATTTTTTTGCATTTATTCTTCAGAAAAACCTTATATATATGTTTGCATAGATTGTCATAACATATATAAAAAGCACCAAAAATTGTTTATTAATTCATTGCATTTTTCAGAAAAAGAAACCGGTGACAGGGCGGAAGGCATTAGCCACCGTGAACGACTAAGTAAAGAGACACCTAACACACTTGTGTGAAAAGGTGATGCGATAGTCTGAACTCTACGGATAACGTAGAGAGGGAGATTCGAAGAAGTTTCCCCGCCCGACGAAGCCGATAGGCGTAGACGGGTCACAAAAGTAACAGAATTGGTTCGTGATGCTTACTTTGCACTTTGCTCAACTCAGTTAACTTCTGATTTGGACAACGTTGCTGGGTTTATCCAGAAAACACAGTACCCTGCACCAATGAATGCATTGCGTTCAGAGTGGGGCGCAGCGGGTAACTTACGATTCTTGGTATCAAGCATCGGTTCAGTTACACCTAATGCATCAGTGCTTGGCGCTAATGTGTACGGTGCCTTCTGTGTAGGAATGGAGGCTTATGCATGTATTGAGCAAGATCAGTACTCTGCAAGCTTTATATACAGACCGCCAATCTATGATTCACCGCTTGCATTAAATTGCACAGTTGGATATAAAATGGCGGAAGTGCCACGTATATTAAATGACCTTTGGGTTATCAACCTTCGTTGCACATTAGCATCATAAGGAGACATCATGCCTACAATTCAATCTGGTAAATTTATATCTGCTGGTACTGATGTAAGTGCACTTGTACGATCCGATCTTGATTGGATGTACGTATATAACTATACAACATCAGCTGCTATTAGTGGTGTTGGTTGTCAGTTCTACTGGCAGCGCGGCATGGATGCTGGCACAGGCTTAGTATACAGCAAAACTGGTGGTACTGATGCTCTTGAGCTTCAAGATCTAGCTTCTGGTGGTTTTACTTTGTTTGATACAAGTATTCCATTAGTGTCTAATGCTGTTGCTACGACTGCTTCATCTAACGTGGCTCAACCTATTATTTCAACTGGTTCTA